CCAACTTTAGTTCCTGGTGTATAGCCTTGATAAATTGGTGAGCCACCAATAGTAAGTTCTCCATAAAGAAGTGGTACAGGTTGTCCTTGTTCTATATGATTTTCTGCTCCATTAAATAAATAGGAAGGGTCATCTGTTGTTGAGTCTGGGTCTGGTGCAGACATTTCTGTAAGCCCCATAAGTGCTAAATTTGTTCCAAGCATCATAACTGCCATCCCTGTTAAATTTAAGGTTGCTCCTGCGGATAAAGCCGCAGCCATTGAAGTACCTGTTCCATACATAACTCCAACTTGCATAGCACCTCCTGTTGCAGCTGCTCCTGTTGCATAAAGTCCTCCACTTGTAGTTGCTCCCCCTGTTGTAAATGCAACTCCAGACATAGGCATAAAAAGCATTGCAGCCAGTAATAAAAGTCCAGTAATTAATTTACCTAAACCTTTTCCAGAACCTGCAGGCACTGGAGTTATGATTACTTCGTCTTTTGCAACATTCATATATAACTCAGGAAATTGCTCTATAAGATTCTCTCCTGTTTGTACAGAAAATCCAATATTTTTCATATGACATTCTGCTAAATAATCTTTAAACCCTTCAGTTTGGCAGTCAATAAGTTTCAATATGTCACGAATAGAATTATCAACACAATTCCATTCAGAGCCAAATTTTTCTCCCATTTCTCCCATTAATTTAACACGGGTCATATATAAATTCTCCTTTGTCTGGGTATGATACAATTAAGTACGGAACACCCAATGCTTTTGACACATTCATGTCATGCTCACTTGGTTTACAATTTGAGCCATAGTGACTATGGACTACATATTTTATTTTTGAAATCATCGAATATCGTACCCATTCCTTTGGGTCGATTACAAAGTTATCATTCTCAAAACTTTGATTTTCGAGAGGAATATATTTCCACTCGTTTTCCATTTCTACAACAAGTCCGCAAGCCTCTTTTGGACTTTCTTCTGCAACTTGTTCGTAGATTTCTGGTAATAAATTACTTAAATTTTCTTGCACCAGGAAAGCCTCCAAATGGTAAGGTTACTTGTGAGTTTTTTTGTGTTTTTCCTGTTGAGGAACTTCCTGCATTTATTGGTCTAAATCCAAATCTACAAGCACAAGAAGTTAATCGTTTTCCGCAAACATCTCCTCTTGTCCAATAGCTGTTAAAGCCTGGTGCAGTATTTGATCCTAAATCTTGTGTTCTACTTGCTTTCCACATTTTTGTCAGGCTACTTGCTGTGTAAGATACATAGTCATTATACCTATCTTCTGTATATGTATAATAAGTTGCGCTAGAACTATAAGTACTATATACTCTTATTCTAGCCCAATTTGAGTTTGTGTCAGATGGAGCACCTGGAGAAGCCGTTGTAGTTGCAGCTTGCCAATAGTTATTTATAGTTGAGCCATCCGCAGAAGTATCTACTGTGCCATCTGAATTGTATCTCCGTATTCCAGATGAAGTTCCTAAAGTAGTTGTGGTTTTATAATAAGCATCTTGAGTAATACTTCCAGTTGTGTAAGTTGTAAAAGTAGTAGAAGAAGGTACTATATACTCGTCGTCTTCTGTTACAAATACATTGTGAGTAACTCCATTAATATCGTATTTTGACTCTTGGCTCCAGATACATCCTCCAATGTCAGTATCATTTGCTATTTTATCAGGTGAAGCACCTTGATAAACCCAAGAACAAACATTATTTCCTATAACTCTATACGGTAGAACAAGTCCTTCTACATCAAAAGGAGTGGTTAATTCAAAAGATATTTCAATAGCATTTTCTTGTTCTATTCTATCAATTATATAAATTTGTCTTGGAAACTCTATTGGAGTACTACCCGAGCCTGGGTCTGATGCACCACCTTTTAAGTATTTTGCAAGAGTTCTTCTTCGGTAAAGTTTTTTACCTATTAAATCATCTGGCGTTAAACTTCCAAGCGCATCCCCGAAAGTACTTAATATATTTGCAAAAGTAATTACAGGTCTTGAATTAGTTCCTGTAGATTTATGCTCAAATCCTTCTGCTTGTAGTGGAATTGCTGTATACGTATTTAATTGAGTATTTGTATCATAATCATACATCTGTATGGTAGAAAGATCTCCTTCTACAGAACGAGTAAAATAGGCGCGGCTACTTCCATCTTCATCTAATGCTAATTCATATAAAGTTACAAAAGAAGATTCTTGTTCAAGACTTTGTACTTCTTTTATTGCTATTTTCTCTGTCACGGTTCGTATACCCTTCTAAATGTTGCTGTTAAAGTATAGTAATCATCATATGCCCAACTTTGATTCCAATTATCGCATACACATTTTATTGTTTCTGTGCTAGAACCTGCATTACTATCTTCTATATCAAAACGAAACTTACTTACTCCTCCAAGTGACTCAAAGAAGGCTACAAGATCATCTATTTCTGCTTTTGGTCTTGTGGAAAAAGAAACGCTGATACTTTGTTGTAAATTATTTATACCGTCTGCAATTCTTTGCTCATAACCATCTCCAAAAGTTATTGTATGAGTTTTTGGTTTTGAGTCTCTTGTAAATCCTTTATCTGGTTGTACAGGCGCACTAAACCCTGTTATATTTGAACCATTATTTTGCATTATTCCAAAAGCCATAATTAATTCCTATTTAAAACCCCGCCTGGTCTTTTCTCTCTTTGTATTGTTTCCATAACTGCTGCTTGAATTGCTACACCAAGTGCTTTTCCTCTTTCTCCATCCATTGTAGAAGAACCATTTCCACTTGCATCTACATTTATAGTAACATTATTTGTACCTGCATTGCCTCCTTGCATTTCTACAGGAATACGTCGCCCATCTGGAAGAGGAACTACTGCTTCATTGTATTTTCCTTCTCCAACCATATATGTTGGCTTTGTAGCTATTCCACCAGTACCGTAATTCATTTTACCTACTGACATATATCCGCCAGATGCCATCCCTTTTACAGGCATTATTCCACCTTCTGCAAATCCTAGAAAACTTGTTACAGAAGCTGCTGCCTTCATAGCAGCTATTTTTACTAGTTCTTGTAATATTAAAGTAGCAAGCGATTTAAAAGCATCTTTTGCTGACGCGGCGCCGGTGGCAATATCAGTAAACATTTTTTCTATTCCTTGTGAGAATGTTTGTTGTAGTTTAAATGCTATTCCTGTTTGCTCAATGTAAGCATCTGTATTTGCTCTTGCCAATTTTCCTTCTGCTTTTAGTAAGTCTAATTTTTTCTGCGCATTTACTAAATCTGGACCTTTCATATCTCGCATTGCGTACTCGTGTTCCGCTATTTTTGCATTAACATCTGCTTCTGCTTCTTTTAAAGAAGTTATTTTATTTTGCTCTTTTGCAAAACGTGCAGCAGCGTCTGATCTATACTGTAATTCTGCTGCATCAGTTTTTGTACCTACTTTTGCAATTGCTCTGTCTTGCTCGGAAGTTATTATTCTATCTAATTCGTTTAATACTGTATCGGCTGCAGCTCTTACACTCTTTACATCTCCTCCTTCTATTTTTATGCCTAAAAGTTGCTCAAATTTTCCTATTTCTCCCTCTTTTAATTTCAGATCTGGATTAAAGTTTGCTAAATCTGCAAGAGCTGTTTTTATACTTTGTTCCTCTTGCCCAAAAAATCCATCTCTAAACTGTTTTCCAAAATCAGAGCGTCTTGTCATAACAGCCTCTAAAGTATTATCTAAATTATTTAAACTTTGTCCTGCTGCCATCGTTTTAATACTAAAGTTTGAAAGAGCATCTTGGTCAAGAGTAAGTACACTTCCTAAAGAGCTTAATCCTGGTACTAGTTTTGCTACTTCGTCAAAAATTGCTTGAACTCCCACAGCATATTCTTTTTGCTTTTCTGGGTCTTGAATTGCTTGAACTCTTGCAACCTCTTGTATCAATCCTGAAGTTGATAATAAGTTTGCTTGAAACTGTGCTCCTTTTAATCCTTCTAAATCTTTGGCTTTTGCCCCTGAAACAATTCCTTGTACTTCTGTTAAAATTTTTGCTTGGTCTGCTAAACCTTGATTGAACTCATCTGCTGCTGCTTTTCCATCTCGCAGTCCTTGCCCAAACTTCCCTAAAGTAGACTCTCCTCCAGCAATTCGTTCTCCAAACGCTCTTACACTATCTGCAGACTCTCCAACAGCATCGGCAATACTTTTCATTCCAGGAATATAAGAAAGCCCTTTAGCAACTAAATCTAAAAATCCAGCTACTATATTTAGAGAACCTTTTACAACTCTATCTATGTTTCTAACAAGTTCCAGTATCATCTGAGAGGCAAGTACTATAAGTCCAATTACCCCTGCTTTACTCATAGCTTTATTAATAAATCCAACTGTTGCTGCAGTCGCTGTTCCCATGGCTGTCATTGTAGCAGCCCATCCTGCTTTTATTTGTGCTCCAACTACTTTAAAAGCTAATTTTGTTTGTTGTGCAGCTACTCTTGTTTTCGCAACAAACCCTGTAGTAGTAGCATTCATTTGTGTAAAGGAGGTTTGCAAACTTCTAACTACTTCTATATCTTTACCTTTAAAGATTCCAGAGACAATTTTTCCGTGTTTTTGATATTGTGTTTCTGCAGATTTTAGTGCTTTATTTAAATTTGATGCATCGGGACCTACCATTGTTCCTGCGGCAGCTCTTTGTAATACAGGAGAATCTGAGCCTTTTGAAAGTTTTTTAGCTGTTTTCGCTACTCCTGTGGCGCCTGTAGCTCTAACTTCTCCGATATTTTTTGAAAGTTCTTTTTGTTGCTCCCCATATGCTTTTAGGTCAGCTTTTGCTTTCTCTACACTTGCACTATGATTTGCTGCCCATTCACCTAATTTAGTTTTCATACTATCAACAGAGGGAAGAACATTTTTAAGAATTGAACCTGCAAAAAGACCAATTGCAGCAACTGCAGCCAATACATTTGTACTAAGAACATTTGCAAAAAATTCTGCAATTGGAGCCATTCCTACTTGAAACTTCATAATTAAGTCAGAAAAAGTAGTTCCTAATTTATTAAAAGCATTAACTGGAACACTTCCACCAACAGCTCCAAAGTTTTCTGCAGCCTGTCTTAATGTTTCATTTAATACTGCTTGTGACCTTTCATAAGTAGTTAATTCATCAGCATTTTTATTTACTGTACGAGCATAGTCTTCTGTAGCTTTCTTTAATCTTAAAGTAATACCAAGTTCGTCTAATAGTTCGGGTTCTGCTTTTGTTGTACCTTGAACGATACGATTGAAGGTGTCTTCGAAGTTTCTACCAAGTGCTTGAGAGGCTGCAACAGAAGCCTTTGCAACTTGTTCTATTTGTCCTGTAGTAAATCCCTTTGCAATCATAATCGCTGCAGAGGAACTTGCTTTTTGTAAGTCGAGTTGATATCCTGTTGCTTCTTGAAGTTTGCGGGAGACATTTGTTAATGCAACTCCTGTAGAACTTGCATATGCCATTTGTGCTTTTTGCATTGTAGCAAAGTCAGCTGCATTTTGTAAAGACCTAAATACAGCTCCCAGTGCAAATAAAGAAGCTGCAAGAGTTGCATATGCTGGTACAAGACCATTTGATATGCCTTGTGACATTTTTGAGAAGTTTTTAGTTGTGTTAGAAGAAGCTTGAGCAGCTCCTTTTAATCTACGATCAGCAGTTGCTGAAGATTTTCCAACATCATCTACATTTTTCGCGGTTTTCTTTGCTTGATTTCCAACAATTTTAAGTTGTCCTTTATCATCAATTACAAGTTTACCTACTACTTGAAAATCTGCCATTATCCTTGTACACTTATCCCTGGGTTTTTACCTGCTTTTGCTCTATTTTCGCGAGCCTTTCTGTCTCTTTCGAGTTCTTTATTTATTTTTTGTGTATTATGTGCTTCTATATGTTTGATAAAGTAAATACAAGATTGTTTATCTTCTACCTTCCAAACATCTAATAGTGTTCCTAATGCTGCCATATCTTTTCCGAAATAGCTGCCACTCATTCCATCCCATCTATCTGGTAAAAGGTCGTGCAATAAAAAAGCCACCTGAACTTCAGAAGGGTAATCTCCTATAGTTGGTGGCATTTCATCGGGGTCAGGTTCTATACCTCGTTGTTCACATATATCTATATATGAATCATAAGATAGTTGACCATCTTTATACTGTTTTTCAATAAGACCAAGTATTTGTTTTACTTGGTCTTCGTAAAATTTTCTAAATCTCCTGTGACTTCGGTTACCCAAGTATCAAAATCTGCTGCATTCTTCATTAAAGTTTCAGCATTTTCTTGTGAGTACTCAAGTTCGTCATCGGGGTTTAAAGCACTAATATCCACCAATAGAAGCTCTTCTAAGTAAGAATATTTTAAGCCTTTCCATCCCTTAATAACGGCTTTTACATACTCTACTAAAAATTTATCTTCGTCTAATTGTTCATCAAAAGCTCTTGTCTTACGATTAAACTTTTGTGATAAACAACGATTTCTAAGTTTTAGTAATTCTTCTCTTGCTAAGTAGCAGAGGTCTACAGTAAATCCTACCATTCCTGGATAATCGATTGTTACTGTTTTACTAGGAGTTAATAAACTCGCTAGTGATACTTTTTTGTTTTCTTCTGTCATTTAAATTTCCTGTAAAAGAGGGAGGGTTTTATCCCTCCCTGTTATAATTATGTTACTGCGGGTCCAACAAATTCCATTGTGACTTCATCAGTTGCATCTACACTTGTTGGTAGAGCGTGGAAGTTTGTTTCCAAGCTGATAAGATCATCAATTGAATGA